GTTTTTATACATACTATCAATCATTCTGTCTGCACGAATTAGATTGTGTTCGTTCCAATGCACAATATAAGTTACCAAGTCTTCATTTAACACAATAACAAATTCCTTGACTACAAGTATCTTCAAATCATCTTCAGTTGCACCAATCATTCTCATGATGTTGTAAGCTTCAGCAACACCTTCGTCATCTGCATTAAGACCTAGATGAAAGTATAAACATTGTGTAGACACTGGCATTTTAAGAAACTTTGCAGAGTTAATTACTTTCTTACTAAACATTCTACGTTGAGCCATTTTCTTTCCTCCTAATCAAAATAGTATTCATCAATGTGAAAATTTTTATTAACATCTGTGCAATGACCATGGATATCAGATTCCGTTTTTCTGACTTGTACTTCATGCATCGTTTCACAAGCAGGGCATATCATCAAAATATGTCCATATAATTTACTCATCGTCATGCATATACCATTCCTTATTAAGTTTTTCGTCATGATATAAAAGCTTGTCATAGTAATATATTCTTTCCTCGTAAGACATTGAATTTTCTACTAGTTTTCCATAATACCAAATCATTATTCTATGATAGGTTTTCATTCTATAACCTCCCTTGATATTCGTAACCGAAATTTTTGAATACATACTTTCTAATAGCCGATTCATAAACATCCAACAAACAATTTAATGTTTCTTGTAAATATTTTGAATTATTAGCAATCTCGCATTCTTCTTCGCTAAGAATGTTTTCTTCGTATAAATAATGAGTAACATCAATTAATTCGTAATAATATCCTTTTTTGTGAAAACTATCATCTAAAAAATTTTCAACAATGATTTCAATTTCTAAAACAGTTTTCATTTTATCACCTCATTCAGTAATCAAATTTATCGTAACCATGTTCTTTCTCCCAATAATAGTTGTATCTTCGGTGATGATGTTTTCTTTTGTTAGAATTTTTTGTTGAAAAAAACATTTCGCAATGATAAAACTTCATCAGTCTGTAATATAGTTTCATTTTAACAACTCCAATTCCGAAATCTTTTTCTTACAAATCTTTTCAAATTCTTTTAACGGAAACAATCTACCATGACTACTGTAATCTTCATTCTTGCAAGTCACCTTTTTGTAATTATTGATAATCATGGGTAAGTTACTTCTTAAAACATTTGTTTCAATAATGTACAGAGCGATACCTATACAGTAATAAACTATAATGTCTGATTCACTCTTGACCGACCACCCCTCATCTAATTTCACATCATTGGAAATCGTTTCGATAAACACGTTTCTTGTTTCTCTTGTTTTACCATCAGACTTATATTCTACCTTACTAATACCCTTATTGCTAGTGAAAATTCTGTCTATACCTTTCTTTTGTTCTTCCATGCTTACTTTTTTTATTTCATAAAACTTTCCGAAATATAAATCTAATATGTTTTCGAAAAACTCTGATTCTTTCACTGAATCATTAAAGTTATAAACCTTCATATAACCTCCTTTTATATTGTATCCCTTCAACAGTTTCGTCTAACCATTTATGACAAGGTACACATAGATGCCATAAATCATTTTCATTTGTCACATGGTTTATTTGTTTTCTTCCAATCAAGTGTGCCATGTGAACTGCACGTTGGCTGCTGCAACGTTCACAGATGCCATTAGAACGTTCGTAAACTATTTCTCTTACGTTATTACTAATAGCACCTTTTTGTCGTTGTGTAGGCTTAATTCTTTTCTTATACAGTTGGTCTTTTTTACTTATCCCTGCCATTCGGTTTCCTTTTGAATTTTTAATATGGATTGAAGCATTGTAGATTGTGTCTGTAATGCTGAGATGGAGTCACGAACTGCAGTAAATTGCCCATCCGTCAAATCTCTTTCAAACATTTCGTCTGCACATTTACCTTTAGCCATGTCAGGTATTATAGTCATTGCAAATCCTTGCTCTTTCAATTCTACTGTTGTTTTGAATATCGCCAAGCGATATAATCGTTCGGCTTCAGCTTTCGCCTTAGCCAAACGATTTAACTCGATTATCGCATTGCTCAATCTTTTGTTTACAATTCTCATTTCATCTATCACATCTACGTATGACATTAGAACGGAAACTCCTCATCTTCGACTTTAACTTCTTTACCTTTAAAAACATCTTTGGATTTAATAATTAATTCATTCACAATGATTTGGTCACGATAAACCTTGACCCCATCTTTTTCGTAATTATTGTTTTGAAGTTTACCAATGAAACTAATTGTGTCACCTTTTTTCATGTTGTTAGTAATCGTTTCGGCTACATCCCCAAAAGCGACGATGTTGAAATAATCGGTGCGTTTTTTGTCTTTACCTTCAGTTACAGAAATAGAATTTGTTAGAAAAGCATTACCTTTATCAGATACTTTGAAGTTATTATCTCTCGTTAATACACCTGTCATCTCCAATTTATTCATTATTTATTCTCCTTTTTCTTCAACAGGATATCTTGCATTTGTTTATTAGTTGCACCTTTATTATACATTACTTTGTGCCATTCATCGAACTTATCTTCGACTCCACCAAGTTCAACCCAAAAATCTCTTAAGTTGTAATATCCGTTTTTGTCGTGGTCTACTCGGTCTTGGTCAGACTTAGATTGATTACGCTCGTCAACGCTTGAATCAGCTTCAGGGTCGTCGCCTGTCGGAATCATAAAGGCTTTCATTAAAGCATACTTTTGAGCACCTGTAATGGCTTTATAGACGCCTTTATCACCACTGTCTTGACCTTCTCCATACGAAGTTAGTGACAACTTCTCATCTGAATCTCCATCGTAAAAAGTAAATTCCATCTCAACTGTGACAATGTTTTCTAAATTACCTTTTGAAGTAGTGTGGATTCTGTTAGTACAAGACTTAACAGAAGGAATCATAAGAACATTTAGTTTAGCTAGTTCTTCACGAATACGCTCATTTACATCAGCTTCTGTTGCGTATTTATACTTGTGAAACGAGTTGTAACCTGTCTTCTGAATATACTTCACTTGCTTCATAACTTCTACTAGTTTAGTTATTAATTTCATGTCTACCTCCATATACTGTTGAAACAGTTCTTATGAATTTTTCTAACTGTTTTTCATTTGTGAATACCAAACGCACCATTCCGTCTTCTTGTTCAATGTGAATTACCCTCGAACCATCTCCTTCATTGTAAACAATAATACTCATTTCTGAATTACTAAATTCATGTGTAGTGTAAGTTATCATTTTTTTATTCCTCCATTTCGAAAATGTCTTCTACTGAACATCCAAAAAATTTAGCCATTTTTAATGCTGTCATGATATTGACGCCTAATCCATTCTCTACTTTATAAATTGTGACTGCAGTTAATCCTAATGCATCGGCTAATTGTTTTTGTGTTAAATCAAATCCCTTGCTTCGTCTTAAATACTTGAGATTGTTTTTTAATTTCATTTTTATCACCTCCTATACATGTATATTAACATACTGTTATTATTCTTGTCAACGCATATTATTATTTTTTTATAAATAAAAATTTGTTAAATCTAACATTTAGGACTATTTTATTTTTGAGTGGGAAGTGGTAGAATTTAGTTATAAAATACAAAAACAAGTTGGTGATACTGTGGATAAAGTGAATCCGAGTCATTATAAAAATGGAAAAATAGAATGTATCGACGCTATTGAATCAGCTACTCATTACTTGACAGGTTTTGATGGGTATTGCGTCGGCAACATTATTAAATATGTTTGGAGATATGACACAAAAAATGGTTTGGAAGACCTTTACAAAGCACGATGGTATTTGGAAAAACTAATTAAAGAACATGAGGAGCTGAAGAATGAGATACATTCAAGCTGACATTAAAGACAGTGTAGATGAAATAGTCATTTTCCCAATCGGCGATTTGCATATCGGCTCACCTCACTTCGAGAGAAAAATACTTGAAAAACAATTAAAAGAAATTGATAAGACCAAGAATGCAAGAATAATCTTGATGGGCGATTTAGCTGAAATGAGTACGAAAACATCTGTCGGAGCGGGTGTTTACGAACAAGACCAAAATGGGCAGCAGCAGATGATGTTGGCGAAATCCATATTTTACCCTTACAAAGACATCATTGACTGCATTGTAGGTGGCAATCACGAAGAGAGAATTAAAAAAGATTCAGGATTTGATTTATCTTTATATTTTGCTCAACTTATGGGACTTGAAGAAAAATACGCTAATTACCAAGGTGTTGTAAAGTACACAATAAATCAAAGAAGTTTCGATGTTTCTGTGTGGCATGGTGCGGGTGGTGGCTCTACATCGGGTGGTGCAATGAATCGTCTCATGAAACAATCCCTTACTGTATTCGCTGATATATACTTGATGGGTCACGTACATCAAAGACAAGCATCTTCAAAACAAATATATGTACCTGACAATCGAAACGACAAAATCGATTTGATGCAACAATACTTCGTGGTTACAGGCTCTGCTTTGAGTCACGAACATAGTTATGCAGAGATGGCAGGATTCGCACCATCGAATACAGGATTCCCTAAGATTCATCTTTCAATAAGCCGTAAAATAATTGACGGACATAAGCTAAGAAGTAAAGAAGTGAGGGTTGAAATATGACGGAAGGCGAATATTACACTTTTGTTTTGCTACTTAACGAACTTAAAAAGTTTCCTGATGTCAATCAATCACATATTAGTTATATTGAAAAACAAATTCAAAGTATAAATATCACAAGTTTAAGGGGAGATTCCATTGGCTAAATTTATAAGCACGGATGATTGGGCTGACTATTTGCATGAGGGACTAATCTCACAAGGAATAGTCCCCGACGAAGATATGATAATGCTCATAATTGATTTGACATTAGACTTCTTTGAAAGTGAAGAAGTTATTGATTTTACTTTGGATATTGAATAGTCCAAAAACTACAAAAGCTTTTTTAATGAATCAATATCAACTGAATCATAAAGTTCAAACACAATAACTGGACACATGTTGCATTTCCAAACGTGTGTTTCTTTTCCTAGTAGATTATATTCTAATTCTTCTTCACATGCAGGACATTTCATAGTATCATCTCCTCCAATTCAATAATCTCTTGCAGTTTCTCTGAAGCATACTCACCTACATCACCATGTTCATAATACTCGTAGTCGTCGTAGATGGTGTTAGCTAACTCCATAACACCTTTGAAATCTAAATTATTAAACTTGTTCGTCTTTCCAATCTCATAGACAATTTGTGCAATGTACTTCGAATCATTGTATAAATCTTGATAGTGTGACATGTTAACATCTCCTTTTTTTATAAGCGTTTTTGAATGGAACGCTCTAAACCATGGATAATTATTTAATTCCTTTTTCTTTTAACGCATCAATTATAATTAGCAATGCTTTGGAAAAACCTATTTCATATGCCTGTATTTCGCTTTCTGACCAATCCTGTTCAATAAATAATCTTTTCTTTTCTAAATCTAATTCCTCAATAATCTTATTAGTGTCCATTTCTTCCTCCTATAAATTATTTTCATGGTCATTCAACAATCCAAAATCAATAGAACGTATTTCGATTTCATCATCGAATGACACTATCGACCAAGCACCTTTAGAATGTACGTTTATTAAACATGATTCTAAAACTTCTTCAATAGTTAAATCATCAAATGGTAATTCAATTGTATCCCCACCCTTTAAGGTGAAGATACAATCATAATAAACAACTTCAACATCTTTCAAATCACAATTAGTTACAATCATTTAGTCATCTCCACATCTACTACGAATCCTGTTGTATCTTTTATAGCTTTTCCTTTTGCATACAAACCTACAACAACATTTTGTGGCTCTGTAAATCTTATGTCGCTATCATCTCCAGTAATAACACGTTTACCCATGAAGTATTCGGGTAAATCCTTGCTTCTGAACACCACAGCCATTCTCATATTGTTTTGTAATGCTTGTTCAACGAATGGTCTGAATGCCTTTGTACCACTATAACTAAATGTCAAATCGTAGTTTGGTATTGATGTATCTCTTTTGGATATTTTAGTGTAGTCATAGAATTGTACGTCGGGAAACAATTCAAATATGTTTTTGTAAGTTTTACCTTCATGTTCCACTTCGTATTTTTCCCAAACAATGTCGCTAGTCCCATTTAATCTAACTGCTAATTTTTTATCAAAGTGAAGTGCTTCTAACTTTGATTTATTTATATCGAATACTAAATCCTTGAAGAAACGAACTTTATCGTGATGAAATAATAATGTCTTTCTTAGTCTACCTTGAATGACTGTTGACATACGACCTCTACCTGCATGATACAAACATGTCTTGTCTAGTCCACATCCTGCAATTTTAGCGAATGGACATAGGTCAACTACTTCAGAGAAATCTGATGGCGTTAAGTAAAGAACCATTGTATGATACCCATACTTCTCACCTTTTATTGTCTTTGCGTTGTTGCTAGTTAGTAATGCTTTGTACATATTAATCAATCTCCTCTACATTAAAGTTTGGTTTTACCCAATGGTAATAAACACATACTGAATCACAAAAATATTCGCCATCAACTATCACGTGACTATGACCTTCATAAATCTCATTACCACATGGACAATCATCTAAATGCTCCGCTTCCTCTTCATGCAATGGAATATCATAATATCTATCTGTGTTCGGTTCATCGTAGCTCATTCAATTCACCTCCTTCCATTAGTTTATCTAAAGCATTCAACAATTTAGTTCTTCTTTTATTTAATTCGATGCTTACAAAATCAAAGGTATACTTTCTAGATTCTATGAGTATTATCTTTTCGTTCAATTCATCTATTTCTTTAACCAATTCTTTGATAGTCATTATTAAACCTCCGATGATTTTTTATTTTTATAAAGATTTGCACTCATTGAACATTCACGTTCCCACTTTTGAAGTAATTTCTGTAATAGATATACGTTGAATAAACATCTCTTTCCCATTCAAACAAATCCTCACTTGTGAAGTAATTTCTGTAATAGATACATGTCGAATAAACATCTTTGTTCCTCATTTGTTTCCTTACAAACGTCGAAGCAATTCTTTTGATTTGTGTATTATCCGCATAAAAAGACTTTACAAAAACACCATTAATAAATATTACAGCATACATATATAATACCTCCAATTTTATATTAGTTATCTCTTAATCCAATTGACCAGTAAGCCACAAACGGAGACCAATAATAAGAAAAACCCAACAATAGATATCAAAGATAAAAAACCTAATAATAACGCTACGACAATCATACTTTACTACACCTCCCAAAGCTTCCCATATCCATGCTAGAAACATATTAAACCTCCTTTCGGAGAACCGAATTAACGGCTCTCCTTTATTAATTTTAAATGCTCATTGTTAATCAGCGACATGAACTCTACTATTTGTTCTTCGGTCATGAACAAAGTAAAGTCACCTTGTGACATGTAATCTCTTGTTGCACTTACTGAAATCGAAACAACAGTTTTACCTGATACTTCGAATTTTCTCATTCCTACTTCAAATGAGTTATCCTTCAGATGCATAGATGATGACATTGACATATTAATTCACCTCCTTCATTAGGTTATTATAAACTTCTACTACTTCTTCATAGCATGTTTCAGCTATGTACTCTAAAATCTCTTCATAAGGTTCATCGGGAACCCCATCGACTATCCATTGATAATAGATGTCTTCATCACCTATATCAATAATATTGTCGTGCATCGTTACTAACATTGCTACCTTCTCTTGTACTGTCATTTTAATTCCTCCTCATAATTACTGACCTCGTCAGGTAGTGCTATACACTACTACGTCTCACGACGTTTCGGTCTATTAATCTTTCCAAAACTCTTTGTATATATCACTTCTTGCCATCTCTGTATGATTACGTAAGATAACCCAGTAATCAAACAAGCTAGTTAATTGCTTACCTTGGAATCCTAATGACTCCATGTATTCGTAAATCTTTGACATGTTGTACTCCAATGCTTCCATGGTCATTAAGAATTCATGTTCATCCATCTTACTCAATTCTTTGCCATTGTATTTCATGTCTAATTCCCCCATTCCCATGATTCTAGGATAGTTATGCAATCAGTGTAGAAAGAGCCTTCAGTAACTCCACAATGTCTAGCTGAGATACTACCATCTTTCTCAGCAAAGAACTGAACTTCAGCTTCCTGAAGTTCTGAATACACGGTCATAGAACCGTTTTTAATAATTGTTGCAGGATTGTATTCAATCCCAAGGTAGTAATAATTCATGTCTAATTCCTCCTCTTATTACTGATGTCCTCATCAGCTAGTGCTATACACTAGGACGCTTCACAGCGTTTCGGACTGTTTAGGTACTTACTAATTAACTAGTTAATTAACTAATTAATTAGTAAATACTCAATGAGCATTTACTTATAAAAAAAAAAAAAAAAAAGAAAAACCTTAGCTTACGCTAAGGTCACTGATACAAAGTAGAATCTTCTGTTATCTTCTCTAATAACTTGTAACAATTCCTCTTTGTTACTTACACAAACGAATCTTGCTTTGCCTTTATATCCATAGTTGAATCTAACACTCTTACCTAATTCAAAGTGCTTACCAACTTCTATAAGAGCTTCAGTATGAACACCAGCTTTAACCGTCTCAGTAGTTAGTCCTTTTACAGCTAACTTGATAGTAATAGGCTTATACTTCTCTTTAGGAGCAATAACTTTATAACCTAAATTCACTAACACTTCAATTGCTTTTTGTTCTTGAGATACTTTAGACATATACACACAACCAATCATAAGAGAGTCGGCGAGTCGTCCTCAACCGCTGACCACAGTATGGCACAAAAAGTTTTCGATTTCATGCAAGTTATCCACAGAGTTATCCACAGCTGCAATGAGTGTTATTCAGGGTTGTCCACAACTGTCAACTATAAGTCCTGTGCATAAGTGCCATATTCCACTAAAATTGTGGATAACTATAGATAAGCATGTGCATAAGTCCTTGAGCAAAGAAATACCATTTCCTTCCAAAAGTTTGTATAGTGTAGGGTTTTTAATGTATAGTGTTTGCTTGTTAAGATATAAATATATATATAGTAATTACAGATATAGACCCATGTCACCCATACAGGCGTCCATGGTTTATTATTATTACATCATATACAAATTGACACTTTACCTTTATCCCAATAATTTCCAGTAAATAGACATAAAAAAAGACGAAATCCCTTTCCCCTCCCTTACAATCCCTCCCCTATCCCTAAACTCATTTGAACTTAATCATTTGAATTTAATCTTTTGAACTTATCTTTTAATTATTTAAATACTAAATACATTCGACATTAAAGATACGATATCCTTCTAACAAAAGTATTATAGATGTGAACAATTTGTGAACACTATAAAACATTGATAAATAAAAGAGGAAGAGGTAAAATGAAACAAAGAAGTCCAAAAAAAATTTTTTGAAAAAATGAGGTAAACATGAAAATAGCTATTAACCCTTACCCAAGACAGATAGAGTTCTTTAAGAGTAAAGCTAGGTACATTGCATACGGAGGTGCTAGAGGTGGAGGCAAGTCATGGGCAGCACGTATGAAGGCAGTGTTACTTGCGATTCGTTACGATGGCGTACAGATACTTCTGCTGAGACGTTCATTAAAAGAGTTACGAGAAAACCACGTTCTCCCGCTTCAAAAGGTATTAAAAGAAATTGCTCACTTCTCAGAAATGAATAAAGAGTTTTCTTTTAAGAATGGTTCTCGTATCGTACTTGGTTACTGTTCAACTGAGTCAGATGTGCTTCAGTATCAAGGACAAGCATATGATGTTATTTTCTTGGAAGAAGCTACGCAATTTACGGAAATGCAGTTCCGTACATTTACAGAATCTAATCGTTCAAGTGGACAGATGAAAGAAAGATTTTCACCACGGATGTACTTTACTTGTAACCCAGGCGGAGTTGGTCATAACTGGGTAAAACGACTATTCATTGATAAAGTCTACATTGGTAAGGAAAAAGCAGAGAACTATCATTTCGTTAAGTCCACAGTTTATGACAATAAGTATTTGATGGAGAATAACCCTGAATATGTAGAAAACTTAGAAAACCTTCCCGATGCACGTAAACGAGCCATGTTGTATGGAGATTGGGATGCTTTCGAAGGACAATACTTTGAAGAGTTTAGTCACGATGTACATGTGTGCGATGCTTTTGAAATTCCTCAATACTGGGACAAATACGTTTCATTAGATTACGGATTAGATATGTTAGCAGTATATTGGTACGCCACCGACTCTCAAGGAAACACATTTGCTTACAGAGAGTTCTGTGAACCTAATTTAATTATTAGTGATGCTTGTAAACGCATATTATCTTTAACCAAAGAACAAATCAAAACATTTTACGCACCACCTGACTTATGGAACAGAAGACAAGATACAGGTAAGAGTGCAGCAGAGGTCTTTCAAGAGAATGGAATCTTTTTAACTAAGTCTAATAATGATAGAATACAGGGATGGTATAACGTAAAAGAATGGCTGCAAGTTTTAAAAGTCAAAGATGAACAAACTGGTGAGGAGAAAAATAGTACACGCTTGAAAATTTGGAAGAATTGTGCTATCCTTATTAAGAATTTACCATTACTACAACATGATGACAAAAAACCTAATGATATTTCAAATGAACCTCACGAAATCACTCATAGCCCCGATGCATTGCGGTATTTTTGCTCAATGCGTACACCACCATCACAAAAAACTGTCGCAAAAGCCGTAAAAGGTGCGTTTGATAAATTCTTTAAAGAAGATACAGCGAATGAATATCAAATACATGACAGTTACGTTAAATATGGAGGTTGGAAATGAGTTATTCTTTTGAAATTATTATCTTTTTACTATTGATAGTTAACATTTTAATTAATTTGTACATTTATAAAGAAATTATTCTTAACTTCACAAAAAAAGAACAACCTATTTATATAGAAAAACAAGTTGAACTCAAAACAAACAAAACAAAAAACAAAGAAGAGTCAGAAGAAGATAAAATCATAAGTGGTCTGAACAACCTATTAGTATATGATGGCAGTCCGACTTCCAAAAAGGAGTAATAGATGGCTAAAAAACCTTCTCCTTCATTTAATTCACAAGAAACAGAAGAATGGAAACAGTATCAAGCGGGTATAGACTACAACCACAAAATAGATTTATACCAAACAGTAAATAAAAATGAGCGTTTTTATGCAGGTGACCAATGGAATGGTGTCGTTTCAAACGGACTTCCAACACCTGTTTTCAACATATTAAAAAGAATTATTAATTACTTCGTCTCCTCTATTTTGAGTCAAAATGTTACCATGCACTTTGTACCTGAAGCAGTAAGTGCTGAAACTCCTGAAGATGAAGAGAAACTTAAAAAAGCTGCACAATTAATTAGTGATTATTCAACAACACTTTGGGAAAAAAACAAAATGAATTTTAAACTTCGTCAATGGTTATTGGATGCAGCAGTAAGCGGAGATGCGTGTGGTTACATATATTGGAATGCAAACATCGATGCAGGACAAGCAGCTAAAGGTGATATTGATGTAGACAGAATTGACAATGTAAATGTATTTTTTGGTGACCCAAACGAAAAAGAAGTTCAGAAACAAAGATACATCATTATATCAGCTCGTGAGTTAGTAGCTAACTTACAAGATGAAGCTAGAGCAAATGGAATATCAGAAGATGAAATTTTAAAAATCGGTTCAGATGAAGAAACATTTTATCAATCAGGTGACCGCTCACAGATACAGTTAGACTATCGTTTCGATGGGTTTGGAAAAACAACTTCATTAATTAAGATGTACAAAAAAGACGGAAAAATTTTTGCTAAAAAGATTACTAAGTTCACAACGATTCGTAAAGAGTGGGATACCAAACTTACTCTGTATCCTGTAACTTTGATGAATTGGGATGTACGCAAGAACTCCTATCATGGACAAGCACTTGTGACTGGAATTATCCCTAACCAAATTTTCATTAACAAAATGTTCGCAATGGCAATGATGTCGTTGATGCACACTGCTTTCCCTAAAGTAATATACAATAAAAATATGATTACAGCTTGGAACAATCAAATCGGTGCAGCAATCGGAATTGAAAGAATGGGTAACGAATCTGTTGGAAACGTAGCTCAATACCTAAACCCTGGAACTATGTCAGGTCAAGTTATGCAAACGATTGATTTAGCTATTAACTATACAAAAGACATGCTAGGTGCTAACGATAACTTGCTAGGAGACATTAACCCCGAAAGAGCATCGGGTCGTTCGATTATAGCGGTTCAACAAGCATCTGCGGTACCATTAGAAAATATCAAACAAAACATGTATCAATTCTTAGAAGACATGGGTTATATATGGTTGGATTACATCACTAACTATTACGGAACTCGGAAGATTGATGCTGAAATATTAGGTCAAAGACAAA